GCCTGAGAATATAGGATACGTAATGCCACTATATGTAGCGGTTATTTGAACTTTCTTCATAGGCGTTAGCAACCCAAAGTAAGGCCCAGTTGGATTGGTAGGATTAAAGTCGCCATTCTGATCTACAATGCGTAAAGTTAATTGGCCTGTAATAAATCTATCTGCCGTAGGGTTACGACCTATTTTAGTTTGGACATAATTGACCCGATCAGATACATCGACAATTACAGCTGCGGCATCGGCTAATACGTTAGTGCCCAATATGCCTGAATCAATTAGGAATGCCTGAGCGAACGCTGGTCCAGTGCTAAAGTTAATTACTGCATTTATGACAGGCACAGTCATTATTGAATAAACCCTGCTGGCGCTAGATCTCCATTTTGCTTATAGATCTTTAATAATAGATCTTGCATTGTTATCTCAAACTCTTGTAATGAAGTTAGGCTGCCCTCTACATTTACGTTAATTACAGGAGCAGAGGTAGTTGTCGGCACACCCGATGGCATAGCACTTGATGGTATGTAAGTATCGCCTCTGTCAAATGTGGCAGCGCCAGCCTGTATTCTTTCTAATAGACTTGGTAAGCTAGTTTTTAAAGAATCTAAAGTAGTGTCAACGCTTTTTAAAACTATAGCGGTATCTGCTGGGTTTGGCGCTGTAACAGTTGTGCCAGCTGCTATTTGTTTATTTTGCAAAGCTGCTAAGTCGTTAAGATATTTTGTTATATCAGCCTTGCTAGAATTTAAAGACAATACAGCCCCACCAAATGCTGAGGCTAAATCAGTAGCACTTTTAGCTGCGCTTAATTCTGCATTGTATTTCTTAGCCAAAGCCTCGTTATTGTCTAGGATGGCTAACTTAGCCTGTATGCGTAGTTTGGTCTCGGCATCGGTAGCCTCGCCTAACGCCTTCATTAAGGCTATGCGCTCAACGTTAAACTTTTCTTCTAGTTTATCTACCTCAGACTTAGCCTTCATTTTGTTAATTTCGTCTTGGCGTAGTTTGTTAGAAGTCTTTAGCCTAGTAATTTCTTTAACACGCTCTATATCTTTAGTAGCGCTAGAGCCTAGTGAATAAGTAAAGTTGGAACTAGATTTCATTCTTTCGTTTGCGCCTGTAGAACTTAAAAACTCAAACCCTTTTTCGCCTAATAAAAAACCTGGCTGTAAAATTTTTATTAAATCTTTTAATCCCCCACCACTAACTTTATTTACTAGGCCATCTAATTTTGATATTAATAATCCTGCGCCATAAATAGCATCACCAATAGATGCGCCCAAAGCGTCCATTTGGCTTGTGGCACTTTCTATGTTTTTATCTTTACCTAGCGCTGATAACGCATCTAATAAGCCTCTTCCAATTTCTTCCTTAAAATTTTCCGTAGATACTGTTAGCAAATCCATTTTGCCAGCATAAGTATCTAATCTGGCTGCCGCTTGACCGCTAAATTTTTGATTTAATTCGGCGAGGATTTTTTCCATACTGCCAGTCTTTAATGTGGCTTTACTTAGTCCTGCGCCTAATCTACTCAGCCCTGTAGTGTTGCCTGCAAAACCTCTGCTTAGAGCTGCGCTTACCTCTGTAAGTGATTTGCCTGTAGCTGCGCTAATATCTAAAGCTGTATTTAATGCTTCTTGGCTTAAAGTAATTGATCCGCTAGAAGTTAGTAATTGCTGAAATGCTGGCCGCAATTCATCATCTAGTACGCCTGTTACCTTTTGTAAATTGGCTATGTAGTATTCAACAGATGGTGCTGCAAATGCGTTGCCAGTGTTTTTTAATTGCAACTCTAAAGACTTGGCAGCCTTTTCATCGTCCATAAATGCTTTAACTGCATTTTTGCCATAGTTGTATAAAGCCTGAGCCCCAAATACGCCAGCAAAAGTTTTACCTAATTTGCTTACTTGTTTATCAAATGCACTAATTTGTTTTTGGCCTTTTTTTAATCCCTTATTATCAAAGGTGCTGACTGCGCTGACGATTAAATTAGCCACTATGCTGCCTTAGGTAATTGTGTTTTGTTTTTAAAGTCTATGGCAACTGTATTTATTGCCTTAACTACGGCTGGAATAACTTTATTAGATTCTTCAAACCAAGCTCTATAAATTAACCGACCTCGCTGCTTGCCTTCACCCTTCATCTGGCTAATTGATTCAGCGGATTCTATAAATTGAATGCCAGCTTTAGGGTTAATGCTTTGCGAGTCAAATGCGCCTCGGCGATTTTTACGGCCAGCAGTTTCAAAAATTGCGCCAGGTGCAGATATGTTAGCCACATAAAATGCAGCAGCAAAACCACTGCGATTACGTCTATTTGTGCCAGCATTGTATTTAATTAAAGATCGTGCTAAAGAATAATCGTATGCTGGAAACGGCCTATAGTTAATAATTCCACTAGATGATGTGGGTTTGCCCCAACCACTTAATACTTCGCTTTGTTGCGGCAGGTAACCACGTGCTTTATCTCGCACAATAAGCATCGCTGTCTTAATATCTTTAGCCATCTGCTTATTAAGCTCTGGCTCTACTTCTCTCATAGCCTTTTGGAGTTGCTTAACGCCGTTTACCACGACTGGCATTTCGGATCTCCTTAGCTCTGTCGGTTAGGACTTGTATGATTGCGGCATACATTTCGCTATCCATATCAATAAACTCTCTAGGCGGTATACCAGTCTCTACGCTCAGCTGTGCGATGCTGTAAAGGACTGAAGACCGCTCAGTTATTTTTTTTCTTCGTCTAATACCTCGACAGTCTCCAGAGTGTCAATAAACTCTGCTGACCATAAAGGTATCTGTGCGCCAGCCCTGCGTAAGCATTCATAAGCAAGCCAGAAAATTTCTGTTTGCCTTTCGTGCTCACGCAAGACCTTGCTAATACCTGAGCCGTACTTTAACTCGAAAGCGTACTCGACACCTGGTGTTATCTTGTGCTCTGATACTTCACCATTAGCCCTTGTTATCTTTAGCTTTGCCATTATTACTCCTTAGTTAGAATGCCACCGATGGTGACACTGTTACTGCGGAGTTTATCGTAAAGGACAGACTTGAGGTAGCTAGTTCAGCGACGCCGCCTGTGCCGATTGGGGTTAGGTTATTTACCAAGATCGAGAATTGGTAAGTTGGGTTAGCAGCTGAAACTGTGGTGCCTTTAACAGTAATTACTGATACTGATAAAGTTTTACCAAATGCCTCATTTAGTGTCTGCATTACCTGACTTGTTGCCCATTCATTTAGAATGTCGATTTGGAATGTGCCACTTTGCAAGCCCGCTACAAATTGGTGAGAAAGACTACCCATTGAGGTGACCTCAAGTTCATCCACGATCTGGTTAATTACAGCGTTAGTTACGTAAGCGCTGATGTCGATTGAAGGTGTAGTTGGTGCAGCATTGGTAGCCAACTTAACACCCACGTTATTATTTAAATAGATTGCCATTGTTATTCCTCGTCTTTCTTAGTTTGTGCAGTTGGTTTTGGTGCTTCTTTAATTTGGCCTGTCTTGATTAAGAAGGCTAAGTCTTCTGATGTGCTCATTTTAACTCCAGCTCGTTAGGATTGATACAGTGATTTCTGACGTTAATAAATCTCCACTAGCTGCATTAGTTATAGCTGGAGCGGAGACACTTGATATGTTGTAAACCAGGGTTGATGCCGCTAGTTTAGTTACTACTGCCACAATAAAATTCTCTATGCCTAATAGGTTGCCTTGATTGTCGAATGCAGGTGTAGTTATTAAAATCTTAAAATTAGCCAAGGGTGCGATGCTTGTTTGGCTGTTATTGCTTGGCTCGATGTAGGGATCGCTAGGTGTTACCACTACGCTGTTAGCAAGCAGGGTTGCAGGTGGGAATGCAAAGGTTGACCATACGCCATTGTTTGTTAGTGCTGTTGCTAGTGTGCCACGTAGGGTAGAGATCGCTGCCATTAGCCCACCAGTGATGCTGGACTTGAATACGGCTGGATGAGACCACGTACTCGGTTAATCAGCTGATAACCCATCCGATAAGGGCTGGCACTGATCCCATCCATACCGACCCCACCTGTCTGGCTAACTTGTCTTGCTTGCCAGATGTCCACTGCAATTATCATCGCAGCTTCTCGTATTGCAGGGGTGCTCGCATAAGATTGGGTTTTGTGTTCTGGGCCTCTTGCGTTGCCATAAGGTACTACTTTATGAAAATTTTGATTAGCTGCTGTTTTTGCATATTGCACAAATGAATATCCGTTAGGGTAATTAATTTGACCAAATTGATACATAAATACTGGGATAAGGCTAGTTGTGCCTGTGCTTGGCGGTATTGTGCCAGTGATTGTGTAAGTGCCATTAAATGTTGAACCACAAGCGCTTACTACTATTTGTTGACCTGTTACAAATGCGTTCGGATTAGAAAGCATAAGTGTTGCCACGTTATCTTGTAATGCTGTGCCTACTACTGGGGCATCATTGTGCCATAAGTATTGTTGGATTAAATCTTCTGCTGATTGACAGCATTCTTCTACTGTTGCATCGGAGTAAAGTGAACCAATACCAAGATTAGCCCGTAACTCGGCTGTTGTAACAAACGTTGCTGGCATCTCTACTCCTTTGCTAATAGCTCTCTGGGGCTAGGGCTACTAAACCCCAGAGATTACTGATTGTGTTCGATTAAGGTTGTGCTGCGAACTTGATGATTCCGTTAGGCATTTTGGCGATTGTTGCCATAAAGCCATAGATTGCAACCTGTACCTGCAAGTTAGATACCACGTTAACAGACATATAAGCCTGAGGTGAGCGGTATACAGTAAATGCTTCTGGTGCAAGAATGATTGCTGAGTTATCATCGAATGCAGTTTGTGAGAAGTTCTTGTCTACGTATAGATCAAGTCCAGTCACTGAACCACGGATCG